CGGCGCGGAGTTTATCCGAACAAAGGTGGCTAGAGCATGTATAATATATTATTTTCATTTTTAAAACCTCAGATAGCTTTTGGCGGTGATTCCGGTGGCGGCGGTGGAGGCGGAGGCGGTGGTTCTACTTCTGATAAGAAAGGCGCTCAGGCAGTTCTTTCTGCACCAAAGCCAGTATATACACCTCCAGTTTCAGTTATTACTCATAATGATAACAACGACAGACCTGCTCCTGTAGTTGTTCCTGCTCCTGTTTACACGCCACCTGCTTCTGTTATTTTTGATGATGATGATTATACGCCTACGTCTGCTGAATTAGATGCGCAACTTGCTGATTTAGGCGCGACGAATATGACGGATGATTATTCGATAGTTGATTACAGTACGACTGCGAGTGGCAATCCATATATTCCTGCGGCTCCTTTCAATGAGCCTGATGTGTATAATTTAGACTTAGATGGTGGGCCTATTGGTCAGAATACACAGAGTGAGGCTTTAATTGGTCAAGCAACTGATATTGGTGGCGGTGTTTATGATCCTATAAATATTTTATCCACAGATGCTTATCAGCTTGGAACTGGCAACGCTATTATGCCACCAGTTAATCCTGTATATGATCCGCTTGATGACTCTAATGCTTTTACATCAGTAAATCCTACGAATGCTTATGATACTGCTGATATTTATTCAGAACCTGTAGTAGATACATATGATCCACTTGATAATGATTTTGTAGATAGAAACCCTACAAATGCTTTTGATGTTGCTAATATTTATGCAAATGATGAGCTTGCTACGTCAGTTTATGATCAGCCCGCAGATGAAATGGATTTTGTTCAAACGCAAGGACCTGTCCAAGCTGCTCCTATTGCTCCTCCCGGAGATGAGATGGATTTCGTTCCGATGCAAGGTCCATCTCCTATGCCCGGATTTTTTGAAGGTGATGTTGATTCAGGCACTTTTTCTAATACAAATTCTATAGATTCTAATTTTTATGACGAAATTATGAATAGTAAAGACCTTGGTCCAGCGGGTGGAGCAGTACCTGCTGCTGAATATTATAGCCCGACACCAGATGATGGTTACGGTTTACAGCCAGAACCCGTAGTATTGCCAGAACAAAATGTTGTTCGAGAGGGTGAATACTACAAAAACCAATTTACTGACTACGATAGAATTGTATCTGATCTTATGAGTAATACAGACCAATATGATTTAGCTAATTTTGAAAGTAATAGATTCCCACCGCCACCACCAGCTCCTGATCAGTATGATTTAGCAGCTTCAGAGAGTAGTCGTTTTGACGGTTACGACACATCTCCATCTGTAATTAGAGACTTAGCTTTAGGTACTGACACTGACACTAATACTGGCACAGCAATACCAACTTCGGAAGAGATAGCTCCAACAACTGGCAATGTATCTACATATACAGACCCATCGGATGGTCAGAAAAAAGAATTTGAATCTTACGGTCAGGTTAATAGGTTTGGCGTATATGCTGGTGATGGCTTTGAATGGTATGAAAACGAAAGTGTAACAAATCCAAATGGCGATCCTGTATTAAGCAGAAGATATACTGGTAAGGGCGAAGGCAATGGCCTTGGTACAGAACCTATTAGCGCAACTACAATTGGTCATGCTGGCGTACTAGATAGAGAAAAATTCAAAAAAATAGGTCAAATATCTATGGATGAAGGCAGTGAGTTTGCTTCTAGTCAAGGCTCTGCAAATGATGGCGACTTATTAAAATTCTTAACAACAGGTAGTTTTGATGCAAGTGAATCATTTGCCGATCAATATGGCTTTGATGATTATAATCCAACGCTAACATATGGCGATAGTGAAATATCTTCATCTAATCTATCATCTAAGCAAAATAATATAAAAACTTTAGCTAAAGCAGGTGAGTTAGAACAAGTCGCGCCAGAATTGGTTGGTAATACTCTTGATGCTCCTAAAATTACTGAAGCAGAGTTAGATAAGATTAACAGTCAGCTTGAAGCAACAATACCTAACAATCTGTTTGAAAGCTTTATAAGTCTTGCAGCTAACGCAATACCACTTGTTGGAGGCGCTATTGCTCAAAGCTTAAAGAACAAAGGTCCAGAAGATAGAGAGAAACTTGTTCAACAACACATAAATGCTTTAGAAGGCGGCGCACAACCGCAGTATGACAAAGAAGGTAGATATACTGGATTTGAACTTTCTTCTATGCAAACTTTTGCTGATGAGTTTCAGGAAAACCCAGATGCCTATATGATAGACTCAGGCGTAGCGGATGCAAATGAAGATGGCGTTGATGATATGGAGCGCTTTAATCAAGTATTCTCTGCACAACAGGCTGCTACAAAAAGCGATCCATATGGAGCTGACACTCAGCAAGGATTTGTAAAATCAGATGGACAAGAATATTTTGTAACTGCAACTGGAAATATGGTTCCTGTTAATGAAGGAATGGTTGATTATAACAGATCAGGCGGACAGTCTATACAACAAATGTTTGGAGACGACTCTACAAGACAGCAAAGAGACAACAACGAATGTCCTGCTGGTTATGAGTATGACGTTGCTGAACAAATGTGTATGCCAATAATTGATGATGGTTCAGGCGATGGTTCAGGTTCACCTAATTTAGAACTTGGTGAAAGACCTATAAGACCTCCATCTACACAGCCTGATAGACCTCCAGTTGTAAGACCACCATCAGGTGGGACAGGCGCTGCTGGAGTAAACTTCCGTCAACCTAAATTCTTTCAAGATGGTGGAAGTGTAACCCCTAACATAGATAGCTTTTTAAGTGGCTTGAGGTAGTTAAATGGAAGGCCTTGATAACTTTTCAGAGTATCTAACTGATGAAGAGTTAGCCAAGGTAGCTCCTATGCTTGAGCGTTTATCTACTTTAGATAAGCGTTCTGAAAAGCAAAACAACTACATGAATTTTGTGAAGCATGTTTGGCCTCAGTTTATTGAGGGCAGGCACCACAAGATTTATGCTGAAAAGCTACAAGCTGTGGCTGATGGTAAGTTAAAACGTTTAATTATTAACATGCCACCGCGTCATACGAAATCTGAGTTTGCAAGTTATTTGTTTCCGACTTGGCTTATGGGCAGACGCCCTGATTTGAAAATCATTCAAGCAACTCACACGGCTGAACTTGCTGTTGGCTTTGGTCGTAAAATAAAAAACCTTATTGAAAGTGAAGACTTTAAGGATGTATTTCCTGAAGTTAGCTTGGCTGCCGATGCGAAAGCGAGTGGACGTTGGAGTACGAACAAAGGCGGCGAATATTACGCTGTTGGTGTTGGTGGCGCTCTTGCTGGTCGTGGTGCTGACTTGGCAATCATTGATGACCCTGTATCTGAGCAAGATGCTTTAAGCGTTACGGCGTTGGATAACATTTACGAGTGGTACACGTCTGGTCCTCGACAGCGTTTACAGCCCGGTGGTGCCATAATAATTGTTATGACACGTTGGTCTATTCGTGATTTAACAGCTAAGGTTTTAGCAAAACAAAGTGAAAAAGGTGCTGATAAGTGGGAGATTGTAGAGTTCCCCGCTATTATGCCCTCTGGCGAACCATTATGGCCTGAGTATTGGGCTTTAGAAGAACTAGAAGGCGTTAAAGCCTCTATTCCTGTTGCCAAATGGAACGCTCAGTATATGCAGAACCCCACTGCTGAAGAAGGTGCTATTATTAAGCGCGAGTGGTGGAAGGTATGGGAAAAAGACGATCCACCTCCATGTAGCTATATTATACAAAGTTATGATACTGCGTTTAGTAAAAGCGATAGAGCTGACTATAGTGCTATAACAACTTGGGGTATTTTTACTCACGAACAGACGCATGAAGAGCATATTATACTTTTAGATGCTGAAAGAGGGCGCTGGGAGTTTCCAGAATTAAAAGAACAAGCTTTAGAGTCATATAAGTTATACGATCCAGATATGGTTTTGATTGAGCAAAAAGCAAGTGGTATGCCGTTGACCCAAGAGCTAAGGCGAATGGGAATACCAGTAACACCATTTACTCCGAGCCGTGGTGCTGATAAGTTTACTCGTATGCACGCTTGTGCGCCTGTGTTTGAAAGTGGCATGGTATGGTGTCCAGAATCTAACTTCTCTGATGAAGTTATGGAAGAATGTGCCGCTTTTCCAAATGGTGAACATGATGACTTGGCGGATTCGATGACTCAGGCTATACTACGATTTAGACAAGGTGGTTTCATTATCACGCCAACTGACTATGATGATGAAGATGAGATCGCTTTTAAGAAACAAAAACGTGAATATTATTAGGAGATTATTATGGGTATTAAAGAAATGTTATTAAAGTTCTCGCGTATGAACGGCAAAGATATGAGTGGCCTTAGTCCATCTGAATTAGCCGAAGCGGGAACTGAGTCTGGAAGAACAATTTCAAATGCTGATAGAGCTAGAGTGGAAGCAATGGTAGGCAAATTAGAAGAATCTGGAAAGACAATTTCAGATGCTGATAGAGCTATGGTAAGAAAGATGCTAGGACAAACATCTGCAAAGCCTAAGCCTCGTCCATTTAAAAAAGGTGGCAAGGTTATGGGTTACAAAAAAGGTGGAGCTGTTAAAAAGAAATCTAAAATGGGTTGCGTTATGGCTGGACGTGGCGGAAAGTATAAGGGGATGAGTTAATGAATAATAAATATAAAGGTTTTTCTAAATTACCAGAAAGTGTTCAGGAAAAAATGGATTCTAAATTAGCTAAAAAGTATATGTACGGTGGCGCTGTTAAAAAGTACGGTCATGGTGGAAGCGTTGAAAAAGATGGCGTTCTTACAGAAGTAATGCCAAAAGAAGGCACTCCTTCAACTAAGATGGAAAACTCTGGTCATTCTCGTGGCGGAGGTGCTGCTATTAGCGGAACTAAGTTTACTGGAGTAAAATAATGACTAAAATCATCATTAACATTGATATGGATGAGCTTACATCTGGGGTCAACCAAGTTGTTGATGATGGCATGTATGATGAGGAAGAGGAATTTTCTTGTCCTCTTTCCACTACTGATTCTAAAATAAATTCCGAAAATCGTGAGAATGCTATACAAGAATACGCATATGGTCATTCTGAAAGTAATTCTGAAAAGAAAAAACAAATTTGTGGGACTTGCGAGTATTATGATATTCGAGCTTCTATGTTAGACTGTATTGAAAATGGTATTGGCATGGACGAAGGTTCTCAAGTAGGATATTGCAATAAACTAGATTTTACCTGCGCAGCGGAAAACGTTTGTGACGAATGGAAAAAAGGCGGTCCAATTACCGACTTTAATGACATTGATATATACGAGCCGCTTGAAGGGAACGAAAAGGACATTTTCTAATGGCTATTGAGCAAGGAATAGGTGCAGGTGGAGTTCCTAATGAACCTGTAGTTGAAGACAACACTCGTATGATGGAAGTTCCTGAGCTACCTGCTGATCCGGGCGTTACAGAGTTTGACGATGGCAGTGCTGTTATTGGTGAATACCAAGAAGAAACAGAAGCTGTAGAAGAAATTGAATTTAGTGGAAACCTAGCAGATATTATGGATGAGGGTGATTTAAACCTAATTTCATCTAATCTTGTTGGTTCAATTGAAGATGATTTGTCTGCTCGTGAGGACTGGGAAGATACTTACAAAAAAGGTCTTGAGTTCCTTGGTATGAAGACAGAAGATCGCTCCGAGCCTTTTGCTGGTTCTTCTGGCGTTATTCACCCATTACTTGCTGAAAGCGTTACGCAATTCCAAGCTCAAGCTTATCGTGAGCTTTTACCAGCCACTGGCCCTGTTAGATCACAAGTTGTTGGCGCTCAAAATCAAATGCTTGTTCAACAAGCAGAGCGCGTAAAAGATTACATGAATTACATGATAACTTATGAAATGGAAGAATATGATCCTGAGTTAGATCAGATGCTATTCTATCTTCCAGTCATTGGTTCAACATTTAAAAAAGTTTACAACGATCCTCTAAAGCAACGCGCTGTTAGTAGTTTCGTTCATGCTGAAGATTTAATTGTACCATACGGTGCAACTGACCTTACATCTTCTCCACGCATTACGCATAGATTAACTATGGATTCTAATGAAGTTCGCAAGCTACAGCTTGCAGGTTTTTATCGAGATATTGATCTACCTTCTGATTCTGAAGATTCATCTATGAGTGAAGTTGAAGAGTCAATTGATGACATTCAAGGCGTTCACCCATCAGGTTCATCAGAAGAACTTACATTATACGAAGTTCACACTTCTCTTGATATTGAGGGCTTTGAAGACCTTGGACAAGATGGTGAGCCAACAGGATTAAAATTACCATATATCGTAACTATACTTGAAGATTCTGGTGACGTTCTTTCTGTTCGCAGAAACTATTCTGAAGATGATATGATGAAACGTGCGAAACAATATTTCGTGCATTACAAGTTTCTTCCGGGACTAGGCTTTTACGGCTTAGGTTTAACGCATATGATAGGCGGTTTAGCACAAGCGTCTACATCTATCCTTCGTCAACTTATCGACGCAGGTACCCTTTCCAACTTACCAGCAGGTTTTAAAGCCCGTGGCGCAAGAATTCGTGACGAAGATTCTCCTCTTCAACCGGGCGAATTCCGCGACATTGATGTGGTTGGAGGCACCCTGCAAGGCTCTTTGATGCCTCTCCCCTTTAAAGAGCCTT